AATTTCCCAAACAATATCTACGCTTACTTTACTGGACTGCTTAACGCATACGGGCATCCCCTCCTCGTTAGTTCCCCACTCGGTGCAAAGTTTACCCAATTCAACCACTACGGCCACCTTCTCGGTGTCCCAATAGGTTACGGGTTCGCCTTCGGGGTTTGTCGTTTCCTTTTGGATTTTCTTTTGAGCCGTTGCCCATTGCGTGGGCGTAAACTCATACTTGCGGAATGATTGTGCCATCTTAAATAGTGGTTAGTTCAATTGCTTGTGCGTCAGTTAATCCGCTTGGCATTAATAAAACTTGGTTGATTCGGCCGTCGTAATTGTAACTCGCTTGAATATAAGACCAGCCCAAACTGCGCAGAATTACGCTCACTGAACTTGTGGCACTTGCGCCTACTTGCGCTCCGTTTGCGAAGATTTTTACAGTTGTACCCGTGCGGGTTACCAGTATTTTGTACTGCTGGTTGGCGGTCATAGTGTAACTTCTTACAATTACAAGGGCTTCAGCCACTCCTTTTAAAACAATATTACCGCTGGCAAACCTAAAATAGGATTGGAAATTCCCGCCACCATTGTAATCGCCACCGCCTAAAATCATTGCATCGGAAATAGCGGTGTTCCCTTCCATTGGTAGCAAGTCTACAAAAAACGCAAAGTCGCCAGCAAAGGTTTGCGCTCCGAAATAATCCGTAGTACCACTCATATCCGCCCCCCGTGTCACCGCTGCCGAAAGGGTGGGGATGTACGAGGTGGCGTAGGCTCCCTCTTCAAGTTGTGCGCCCCATACCGCGATGTCCAAAGTAGCATCGCCACCATTATAGTAATTTCCGCTTTCGCCACGCGTACCGAAAATGACGTAAGTCGTTTGTACCGCAAGACCCGCAAGTGTTATTCGTGTCCATTCAGTCGTAACCTCAAAAACATCACCTTGACCACCACCCCAATAAACTAAAAGGTTTTGGGTGGATGATGTAAGGCTTTTAACATATAAACTAAAAGTGCCCGTGCTACCAAGCGCTATTGGTTGTGATACAATAGAATAATCGCTTGACGTTGCCGTAGATGAGGAAAACTGAATGCGGTCTGCATTTTGATATCCATCGGGGCTTGTGGTGTAATTTGCCGTAATTACTGGCGCTGAACCAGCACCGTTGAAATCTTTAGTCCAAGCCGCATTATCAAAAGCCTCTGACCATAGGCATAGGTTGCTTCTCTGCGGTTCAAGTTTCAAGGACGGGCAAGTAGCCCCACCCGAATAATCCAAACGGGGAAGGTTCGCAACGGGGCCGACTGATACCGCCGCGCTTGTGGTGGCGATGTAGTCGGTTGCAATGTCACCAGTTTCCCCTTGCGCAAAAGCAATATATACATAATCACCAAGAGAAGAACCAGTAAAGTTTGGGTTGTGGACTGTTGCAATTGAGTTAATTGCCGTGCATCGGTACCAGCCATTGCCTACCGATTCTATTTTTCCATTTGATGCCCCGCTTGTGATTGTTCCCGTTGACAAATCAAAAGTTACGTTAAGCCCTACCCAAATGTTAAAAGACGAAACATTTCCAGCCTTTGCGTAAATACTGCCGTTTCCAATAGTTGCATTTTGAACGATTTGGACCGAACCCGTAGAACTTGCGCACTCCATCTTCCAAGCATTAGTGCCACCAAACGGGTCGGATTGACCGCCCGTGAGTGCAACTCTAACCTTTGACCAAACCGCATTGCTAAAGTCGTTTGAGTACGTTAACAAATTAGTCCGCACCTTCTCAATAAGCCCCGAACTATTGACCCGCGTTGCGGTATCGTTTGAGCGTGTGAAGGTGAGTTCGCCGTCCGTGCTTAACGGCTTTTGGGAATAAACTTTGCCGTTCTTGTACCCGCTGGGTACCATAACTAAACTGGCTTGATCAAAAAATTGGCTCATAATAAAGATGCAATAGCGTTAATAGTACAGTCGCGTGCTTCAGTTGTTCCACTATCGGCGGCAACATAAGCCGCGTATTCGTCCCATATAGGCGCAGCATAGTTACCCCCAGTAAAAATAGTAATAAACTGATTATTAGTAATCATAGGGTACAAGTATTAAGTTCCACTATACCGCCGTCGTTCACGACGTAAGCGTAGTAAAGCGGGTTAGGTGGTAGTTCGTAGCTTATCATATTTCTTGATCGGGTCTATTGTTATTTGGGTCGGTCAATATATCCCCGTAGACCCATTGGCGGTACGTTACATTGGTACCGTATTGGTCGAAAGAAAAGTTAAGCGGCTTGTAGTTTACCCCACCCCAAGTAAGGGTATGGTTATAACTTATGGGCGTATTTAATTCCAGCTCGTAGTACTGCTGCGGCTTGAAAGCCGCCTTACCCATTTCTACTGCCACTTTAGTAGCTAGTAGGTTATTATCTGCATCCCAATAAAGGTTACCGGCATGGGTTGCGCGGGTAGCATTCAAAAAGCGGCGTATCTCGCCAGCTATTGCCGGGTCAATCGCGCTACCTTGCCAGCGGTCTGCTATGGTAGTATTTAAGCTTACGTCCACCCCATTACGGCGCTTGGTATTGTCTGCGTAGTAGATGGTAGCGTTAGGGTTGTCGCCATGGTATACGAATACCATAGTAGACGTAGTAGCAAAACCGTCTAGATCGTCGCCCTGCGTTTGAATAGCCTCTACCGTAATATACAAAGGTTCCGTACCTATGTTAGGTAGGTCGCCCGTGTGGAAGTTGTTAATAGAGTAATTAAAGTCTTCTATGGTGGGTGAACCCGTAACGTTTTCTATGTTACGTTGCTTTTTAAATTGGTTGGCCGTCTGCGTTAAACTCCAGGCCGTACCATTCCACCAATAAGGGCCGAACTGAATGTATACGTAAAAAGTAAATTCGACCGTTTGGAATGGGTAGCCAGGTTGCACATTTGCCCTAGCTCTTAACTCCGCGAAGTAGTCCATATGATTAGCCCCGGTTGGGGTAACGTCGGCTACGTAGTAGTTATACCGGGCTTTATACGTTGCGCTTTCGCTTCGTATGTAATCGCTAGCTACCTGGTCGTGGGTAATAAAGACCTGGCGCGTGGCGGGCTTATATAGTTCGTTACCGTCCGTGTATACCGAAGACGTTAAAGGCGTTGGGGTGTACCCCGTAATGCGTCCTAGAAAACTGCCGTTAGTTACGTAGAAATTGTACCACGCCGGAGTCTCTAAATACACGGAACGAAATACCAGTAGACCTTTATCCTGGAAGAGCTGAAGGCCCCATGTCGTGCAGATGTCCTCTAGTACCTCGCGGAAGGTGCGGTAATTAAATTGGGTTTCGTCTTTGTAGTACAGTCCCTCTTGTATGCAGCCCGTCCAATATAAGCCCCCTTTCGTCGTGTCTACGGCATTCGTAGGCGCTGGGTGTTCACTTATAGCAAAGCCGTCGTAAACGTCCCAAAAATCGAAGTATAAGAATATTTCGTAGAGCTGGGTAGTAAATGGCTTTACTCCGCTAAATTGGTAAATTTGGCTACTCTTTTCCATCATTTGGAAACCGTCGTTAGCCACTAGTTTAATAAAGCGCTGGCCGTTGCGTAGTTCGACGCTGCCAAGGTCGGGCGTAAGAAAGCCGTTATACACTACGTTAGTGCCTTGGCGTATGCGAAGGAAGTACATACCGCCGGCATCCTCTAGAATGTCGCGTAGATTGTCCGATAGCGTGCCTTGGGTAATCAGGGCCTCTAGATCGCAGATGGCTGGAATAATACCAGGCTGGTTATTGTCTAGCGCTTCGTATCTAATAGCCCAAGACGCTACGGTAAACTCGTAAGGGGTTGCGCTAAAAGGTGCGTCTATGGCCCATATAGCGAAATTGTACCCCTCGGTATTGGCGTATGCTATTAACTGTTTAGCCACCGCTTCTAGCTACTCGGTTAGTATTACGAATTACTCCGCCATAAAGGTCGGTACCCGAAAGGCGTAGGCTTAATTGGTTATTTTCACCCACTCCAAAAGGTAAGCCCATTCCACCGCCTAACACGTTAAACGCAGCTTTAAAGCCTACGCTAGGGAATATAATAGCCATTGCAGCGGCTAGGGCAAGTGTAGCGGCCGTAGCGGCTAGCATTTGTTGAATGTATGCCTTTAGGCCATTTCTTACGCTATCGAAAAAACTTTCACCATTTATAATAGCGGCCTGGAAGGAAGACATAAATATTTGCCCGAACTCCTGGCCCACTACGTTAAGGGCTTGCAGTTGTTGTTCGGTTATTTGACTTTGAGTTATCCAGTCGTTACCGGTGCGTATTGCTTGCGCTTGCGCTTCGGTATAATGTTCCCAAGAACCCGCCGCGTATTCTACTTGGCGACGAATGCCGAATACTGCTTGGTCAACTTGGTATAGTGGCGTAACCGCAGTTTCTTTTGGTGCTAGCCCTGGCTCTACGTCAGCAAGACGCATACCGCCTTGTACCTTAATGCCGGCTACCTTTTTAAGTTCGTTACCTAATTTCTTTACTTCTTCGGTAGCACCTTGGAAACCTTCCCCAATCATTGGTACCGAAGCTGCAAAGTCGTCAGTCGCTGCCTTTGCGTCTAGCATAGCGCGGGTAACTGAACCCATGCCCGTAACGTCTAAATAAGACGCGTAATACGCTAACTTTTCGAATAAGGTAAGCTGGCTACTAAATAGGGCGTTAATGCCTTTAAGGGCGTTATTTAGCCACCCTAGTACCGCCTCGTAAACGGGCAATAGCTTTTGGCCTAGTTCCGTTTTAATGTTCTCTAGTGCGGCGCGTTGTTGTAGTAGACGGTCTTGGGTAGTGAGTAGGGTATTATTCGCCCCGCCCATTTCTTGTTGAATAATCCGGCCTACGGCCTCGGCAAAGGTTCCGCCCTTCTTTAGTTCTTCTTGTACGGCCTTTGCGCTAATCCCCAAGTTGTCTAGGATCATGGTAGACTGTCGTCCCACACCCTTTACGATACTGTCAACCATGTAGTCGACGCTCTCGCCCATCTCATTGGCTTGCTTTTTAGCAAAGCCTAGGTATTTGGTAAACTCTTGAATGGGTATGCCTAGCTTTTGAGCCGTAACCGCTTGCCGCATTAACTCCAGGTCGCTAACGGTTCCCTGGACGGCCTGGCGTAGCTCTTGCATGTTCGCGGCATTGCCCACGCGCTGAAAAGCGGTTTCGATACCCTCGGCCTTCATGGCCAAATCTAGGGCTTCGCTGGCGAACTGCTGAATTTGAGAAACGGCAAAGCTTGCGCCAATAATGCCGCCAAGGTTTTGGAATTGTTTAGAAATACCCTTAATAGAGCTATCCACCTGGGTAATACCCCGGCGGAACTCGTTAACGTCTATCCCTAAAACTACTTTACTCCTTACGTCGCTCATGTGCAGCTTTTACAAAATCGGCAAAACCGTTACCTTTTCTTTCGTCTTGAAAACGGAGTAAGTCCGTTTCCTTTATTTGTTTCTTTACTGTCTTCCCGCTTACGTTAACTAGCACGGCTGCTAGCCATCGTGTACGTTTCCAGTCGTCCTTTAGACGTTCCGTACCGTATTTTACTACGGCATCTAGTTCGTCCCTCGTCAGCTTCTTGGCCTCGCTTGGGTGAATCCCCAACCGCCCGACCAGCATGCCCAGTACGTCTACTGGGCCGCCGGCTGGGAAAAAGGGCCGTTAAGCCGCTGGGTAAGGTTAGACAAGTCCTCGCCGGAAATGTCCTTCTTAAACTGATCGAACGTGGGCCGGTCGTCTTTGTCCCAGTATTCCTGGGCGTAAAGCATGGCTACCATGTCCGAAATTTTTGGCTTACTCATGTCGGTAATGCTACCGCCCGTGAGTTCCTCGAATAAAAGCGCTGCCCCCAGCGTAAATTTTCCCATGGCTTCTATTAGTTAGTTCCGATTGTCCAAGCGCCCGTGCCTTGCAAAGAGAAGGAGTAGGTACCGTTGTCTTTATCGGGGAAAGAGGCTGAAAGCTGCGTAAGGATTGCGTTGCCTTCAATCTTCGTTTCGCCCGTGGCGGGTGTAACCGTACCGGCTGCACATTGGGTAATTTTAATATCTACCTCGCTGCCGATTGAGTCGTATAACTGGTCGGGGTTCCAGTTGGTAGCGTCGTCGTCGCCGAACAAAGCGGAGCCGCTAATAGTCCAGTTTTTGGCGCTAGTAACGTAAGAACGGTATACCGCGTCGTCTTTGCTGGTAACCTCGCGGGTTTCAGCGTTCATTTCAAAAGAGCAGTCGCTTTCTAAAGCGAAGCCTTTGTAGGTGCTACCGCCATCGGTAGAGAGTAGTACGCGGATCTCGCCGCCGGAAATACTTGCCATTTTTTAGTGGTTTAGAATGAAAATAAAATCTGCGGCCAATAGGACGCGTTCGTTAATATCGTCGTAAAAGAATTGTAGGCCGTCCATATAAGCCTGGGTAAAAGGACTGTCTAGGGCTACGCCTAACGCGTCAGCTGCGCACGCTTCACCCTCTAGGGTTCCGCTATCCCCCTCTACGTAGTCTTCGTACATAGGCATAACGCGCGGGTAGTCGCGGAGTTGCTGGCGAATGTCGCCCAGTTCTTTTTGTGCGTCGTCTGCGTCTGCGTAGTGAAAGAATAGGGTAGCGCTTACATTTTCGCTTCCACGCTCGTCTTTACTTTCGGTAACGTCTACGCCTTGTATAATAATTACAATATGGTCGTCGGTCGTTCCTTGCGGTGCTGCTAACGCGTAAACGTCAGCTACTGCGGCTGCGCTTACTGCGTCGTAAACGTATTGTAGGTAGTTCATCGTAGCACCGAAGTTATGCGTTTTTGAATATGACGCCGCATTAACTTTTGTGCTTTCTGCACTACGTTGGTGTTATCTACCGCTAAACCGATAAAGTCCTTCGGCTTGAAGTTCTTTTCCGTACCTCCGAATAACTGCCAAGTCGCATAGTAAGCGCCTTTCTTTCTGCTATTGCGTAAGCCTATTACTACGTAAGCTTTAGTAGTACCCTTGTTGGCCCACTTATTTATAGAGCCGTAAAGGTTATAGAAT